CGGTCCCGGCGGGCCCTGAAGCAAAAACAACGGGGACGCTGGGTGCATTGAGAAGCGTCAAGAAAGCCTTCTGGGTCACCGTCCGCGGCACGAAGATCATCTAGGAACAAGGAGCGCCCAGTGCTTAAGTACGATGGTGAGGCTCTTCAACAAGTGGAGAGTTCCAAATGGACCCGGAACCCACTATCTCATGGATGGTGGGATCCTCGACGTGCCCTACAAGGACACCGAGGCGTTCTTTGTCGAGTACCTTGCAACTCTGCGACGTGGCCAAAAGGTGTATGTGGTTGAACAAAAGACGGACGTGTTCAAGTTTTTTGTCGATCTCGATTGGCGTGCCGATGCACCCTTAGCTGACGATATACTCCTCGAGATTCTCGAAAAGATGTGTTCGGTCGTCCAGGGTCGGTGTATCGTATCACGACCGCCCGTGCGTACCGAGGATGACGGCAGGGTCAAGTCGGGCGTACACATTCACTGGCCAGACACGCTCGTCACGCGCGCCGAAGCTTTGGCGTTTCGAACACGCATTCTGCTCGAAATGGATGACGATCCAGAATGGAACGAGCGTATCGATTCGTCTGTATATGGCGGGTCGGGTCTACGCATGATCGGCTCACACAAGATGCCGACGGGTGATCCGTACGTTCCATGGACACCCGGTGAGTGCGAAGACATTACGATCGACCACCTCAAGGACTATTCAATCAGGGCAAAGGAGGAGGAGACCCACTCGACCGTGACTGAGGTTCTCAACCACGGGCCGCTCGAGGCGTACATACGCAAGTACATACCGGGTCAGGAACACATGCGTGTCAAGCGCATCGGACGCAAGGGCAAGGAGGCTTTGTGGGTCCAGACAGACTCCAAGTACTGTGAAAATGTCAAGACGGAACACAAATCGAATCACATATGGTTTTCAGTCTACGGTGATACGATTTGTCAGAGATGTCACGACGAGGACTGCAACGGTTTCGTCGGACGGGAGTTTATTCTTTCTCCGAGCATAGTAGAGGAACTTACTAGCAATGTTGCTGTGGATCGTTCTACTTTTGTGTCTATTCGTGATTTTGTTCCCCAACACTGGTTTCCCCAAGACGATAGCGAGCCGGTACGAGCGGGAAGTGCACCCATATTCGGGTCTCGACCCCGGAACGTGGCAAGAGTTCAAAGTAAACATTCGCGCATTCGAGCAGGAGCAGGACGTGGCCGTGGCCGCAAGACAACTGTACGCGGCGATGGAGAGTATTCGTAGCATCGGCTTGTCGATTCAGCGCGCAGACGATCACGAACACCAAGAGAAGCTCGACGACATTGCCAACAGGCTCGGCATTGAAGGGGAGAGTGATCTCTACGCGACGGCGAAGCGAAAGAGCGTTTATTTTTTTCCAAGGTACTTAAACGATACGCATGATGACCAGGAAGGAAATGCCGCCACGGACACGCGCCGAGGAGGTATCGTCGGTGACCCCGGAGTCCACTACCCCGCCCCTCGCCAGCGAGGCGACACCGGCCCCCTTCCAACCGAGGACGCGTTCTGGGCGGATCGTGAAAGCCCCAGTAAGATACACGCCGCAGGAGGTGTGTGATGACGATTACGCCCCGGAAGAGTATGATTCCGACGAGTCTTCGGTGCACACGTCGGATGATGAATGCGAAACGGATGATATTTCGAGCGAATCGGATGCCGACGAGGATGGCAATCTTGCCGGATTCGTAGTTAAAAGTGACGATGAAGATATAGACAGTGATGTTTCAGCCTCCGGAGGAGATGGATCCGAGATCGACTCAGGTGATGAATGAACAGCCGCGTGAAGAGTATTACCTTCCGCCGCAGATACAAAAGCACGACGAGTTTCTTGAGAGCGTCTCGAAACAGACCCTCGTGCTCGTCTTTGCTGCATTTTTTATTGGACTGCTGTTGGGGAAGTCTTTGACCCCAATTGTGCTGCGCCAATGAAGGGAGTTCCGGGTGACGTGAGCCCTTGACCATACTCGGTCCCGCTCGTACTCGTCTTTGTGTATTCGTACTGTTCATTCTTTGGAATGACAGTCATCGGTGCATTCCCCGCCGATGATTCAAGACCTACAAAATCCCCAAACCCAGTGACTGTTGCGACATTCGCAAACGCGTCTTCCTGGATAAAGCCCGTCATTGGGTGTTCACGCATGTTGAGCCAACCGGCTGCATCCTTGAACACTTCCGTTTGGCTGTCTTGCGCGTCGTTGACCTTCTCGACGTACGGCATGACTGTATTTTTATCGCGCGGCGGTGCGTAACAACTCTTTTTTGGCCTGATCATGATAAACACGAGCGTCAATACGAGGACGGCAATGCCAAGCCCAAGTGCCCACTTCATACTATGGTATGTTTAGAAATTTACAGCAGACCGCTCGCCATTGCACCGGCACCGATCGGCTCGGAAGCCGGGCCGGCGTCAATCGTCGGAGGAGCCTCGGCTGCCGCAGCGCGATCCTTCTCCAGCTGCTCGCGACGCTTGATAATCTCGGCGGCGATACGCACATCCGCCTTGGCGACCAGCTCCTGCATGTCCGCCTCGGGAAACTCCTTCTTGAGGTCCTCGATGAGCTCAGCCGGGTGAGGAATGGGGGGCACGTCAGGCTTGCTGTAAAACTTGGAGTTCTCGTCGCCAGCCTCGATGAAAGGCGTCGCGCTCCCCTCGATCGCCGTGGCCATCATGTCGCGCTTGCGCTTCTCAAAGTGAGACGCCGCCTCGCGCTGGTTCTGGCGGTACTTGGACATGATCTCCTCGAGCTTCTCGTTCTGGTAGTGCACGTCGTCAATCTGGTCGCGGTCCGGCGGAATCAGCAGCCACTTGTACATGTCGACCACGTAAATGTCAACGAGGTTATCCTCCTTCTGGAGACGCTTGGCATGCGCGGCCGCCTCATCCTTCGTCGCAAAGCACCCGCGAATCTTCATGCCCAGCTTGTCATTCTTCTGCGGCTGATCAGGACCAACGATGGAGATGAGAGCGTACACCTGTCCGGGAACAGTCAGGAAATCCTGCTCGAGCATGCCACCAGAAGACGCCATATAAACAATACATGCTCTTTTGTTTTAAGTCAAAAAACGCGATGGAGGCTATTCGTCGTGCACACAACCAGTGCAAGCGGATCCTCATCAATGAGCACGTTCGGCCGAATGATCAGATTCTTGACTGTGGATGCGGACGTGGTGGCGATTGGCACAAGTGGAAGTCGGTTGGCTATCAACGTCTCGTCGGCGTCGATCCGGAACTCGAGTCGCTCAAGGAGGCGGAGAAGCGTGCAAACGAGATGGGCATGCGTCAGATGATGCTCGTCCATGGCGACATTCACGACGTTCAAAACCTCGGCCTGTTTGACGTTGTTTGCTACAACTTTTCAATCCAGTACATTCTGGAGACGATTGAAGAGTCGTGTGAAGCGATTGCCAACGTCGTACGACCTGGAGGGAAGCTGATCGGCATCACCCCCGACTTTGATCTCATCACCAAGTTCAAATCACCTGATGCGCTCGGAAACACCGTGAAGCTCATCGACTCGATGCACATCGAAGTGAAGCTGACTGACGGACCGTTCTATGCAGATGGCCCGCGCGAAGAGCCCATCATGGATCAGCACATCCTGGTCGAAGTGCTCAGGCCGTGGTTTGATCTCGTCTCGTGGAAGCCGATGATGCAGGGCAGGACTGGTATCATCTCCGACATTTACTCGACGTTTGTTTTTCTCCGCAAGTAGGAGGAATGAAGGTTTCACTGACGTATATCGCCAGCCTCATCGTGCTTGCAATTACGGTACTCGTTATTGCGTTTACACTCAAAGAGCCACCTTTGCTCATCGAGATAAAGAGGCGGTACCGCGTGCTGCTAGCCCATTTGCGTACGACACCGCACATCGATCCGCGATTTGTGGCGCTTCGACGCCATGAACCGTTGCTTACTGGCATTGACTCGTCTCGTATGAACCGTGGTACGATCGGGTACAATGTCAACAAGGGGTATGAAATTTTCATTTGTATCGACAATACCGGGTCGGTCGATGCTGCTATGCACGTGCTCATTCACGAGCTCGCACACATGACCGTTCCCGAGTACGATCACACCGATGCGTACTGGCAGAGCTTCAAGGATCTTCGGGACCTTTGTGTAACGCTCGGTCTCCTCGTCGTGTCCAACACGCCGACAAAGTATTGCGGTGCATTTATAACTGTTTAGACCTGGTTCTTCAGAACCTTGAACGCAAAGTAGAAGACGATTGCGGCGAGCAGAGCAGACACAGCCATGCCGGTCGCCGTCATATCACCCGCCTCGGACAGAAACTTGGGGACCACGTCCGCCAGCTTCTCCTGGACCGGCTTGGAAAAAGCAAACACAGCCGCGAGACCTGCCACCGCCGCCTGGAACTGATCGTCCGTCAGACCCAGAGGGTTCCCAGTCTTCTTCTTCGACGGCGCACCAATCATGCCCGGGCTCACGGCCGTCACACGGTTGGAGGTTGGTGAAGTGTACGCGGCCGAGTTGACACCTCCTGGCGCCGAGTCATCCATGTCGAACGAAGCTGAAGGCATCACGTCAGAGATGGGCGTCGAGAAGTCCATCATCGTGTTATTATTTGCGACAGAAGTTTTTTCGTTAAACATCAGTGCACCTGGGCCTTCACCAAACATGATTGCCCCCGGGCCAGCCGGTGGAACTTCACCCGGTCGAATTACATCGGCGCGGGTCTGTACGCCCATCTGACGATCCATGATGGGTTCAGGCGCCGGCGGTGGGAGATCATCGACATTCGGAATGTACTGAATCATGGTAGAACCGCCTGAGCCAAAATCCATGTTCTCCATTGTTTCTCGCGGAGAGACTTTTTGATGTCATGGGACGCGTCTTACAGCTTCTTGACGTTGATTGCCGATGTCCCCCTCTTTACGATAGGTGTTCCTGATGATGATTGGAGCGACGGTGGGTGTTGCGGGTTGTAGTTTTTCGAGTGGTAATTCCACATGGAATCCGACCCGATCCTGAACCCCTTGCGAATAGGCGCCTTGTAATGGAAAACACAGTCTTCGATCCTGTTTGATTTGCTCGTATTGTCCAGGACCAGACACTCGTAGTTCTCCGTACAGGCGTTCATCACCTGGCAAAACATGTCAAACGTCGGAAAGACGCCAAAGAATGACTTGTACAGCCGCTCGCGATTCTGAATCACATTCTCGCGCAGGACAAACACGTAGTCGACGTTGGCACGCAGATCGGGTGACAAGTCCATACAGTACTGCATCGTCAACATGAAGAAGATTTTCCAATGACGACCGTTCATGAAACACTGACGGATACACGTATCCTTCATGAACGCCTTGTCGTACATGCAA